CCAAGATAAAATTCCTATACTTAAAGGGAGTTTTTCCATTGTTCTATAATTGTATCTACTCTTTGAATTTGAGTGTGATAATTTAATACCTTTTCTTTACCACTCAAAGCTATTTTTTCTCTTTCTTCAGAATTGTTTGAGTAGTAATTTAATTTATTAACACAATCAGTTATATCTTCGTAAAAAACTATTTCAGTTTTGTCTTCAAATAATTCATGAAGTTTTTTAGAATCGTTTAAGCGATCAGTTAAGACCATTTTACCACAAGCCATTGCTTCAAAAATACGTCTTGTAACCTCACCCCATCTACTATTTTGGATTACTAATAGTCCTGAACATAAAAATTTACTGTGTTCTTCACCTTGCCAACCACCTTGATTAGCAATAGCTCCTTCAGCATAATCAGTTAGAGTGTCTAAAAATTGACTCCCACCTCTACCTCTTGAAGTTACAGCAGCATATTGAACCGGAACATCTTGGGGTTTATGTATTTGGGTGTCTGCAAAATGTGTCCACCATAGAGCATTAGTCCCTCGTTTTTTATATTCTAAATATGAATCGTGATCTGGGGTTAGGGTAAGATGAAAGCGATTAGATTTGGGATAATTACGTTTAAAATTTTGAGGATCATCTCCTGATTCTTGAACCCAAAATGCTTTTGGGATGTATTTCTTATCTAAATAAGGTGAATCGAATCTACCCCAATCTAAAAACATTACAATATCGGGGGTGGGGTTAGATTCAATCCATTTTTTTAGTTGAGTATCGTGGTAATAAGCTTTAGAATTACTTCCGATGGATATTATTTCAACTTCCCAACCTCGTTTTTCAAATTCATTTACAATTGAGATTGGAGTTGACCAATATTCTCCTTCATAAGCAAATATAAAACTTACCTTCATAACGTACTATAGTAGGAATTTTGACGTTCTTGACGTTCAATATTTTTATGATGTTCTAATGCTAATTCTTCTTCCAATGGTAAAATAGCGTGGGTTTTGTAACCATCTAAAACCTCGTGTACTTTATTTTTCCAACGAATTTCAGGGGTACGTTTATAAATTCTCCATTGTAAATCAGGCCAATTGACTCTGCCTTTGTTATCTACAACCCATCCCCATTTTTGAATATGTTCTTGAGTTAATCCTTTTACAGTATTGATACGAGGTACTCTAAGTACTTCTACATCATTATTTTCAAGTAAAAGAGGTAAGTATTGCATTAAATATGGGCTAGGCATCTCATCAGCATCAACCTGAAAGATATAGTCTCCTAAACAAATATCAGTTAAAGCATTCTTCATATTAGCAAAATGGCCGTCGAAATGATATCCAATTCTTCTAATATTTTTTAAAGATTTAAGATAGTTTTCTACTTCTTCAGTCCCATTGTTAGTATCAAAAAATACAACTATTTCATCTTCTTCCCTTTTATTTTTAGTTAAAAAAGGAAGTAAACGTTGTATTTCTATAAATTCATTACATACTGTAATTGCGTAACTTATTTTCATTTTATTTTTTTCAAGATAATTTTGGTATTACCTCCTCCCCATTTTTTACCTACTATTTTCCAATTAGTTCTTCCTGCTTCAGTTTCTTGATATATGTGAGCTCCTTTTCCAATAATTGGGTTAGTTATATCTATTCTTTCTGAAGATAAAATTTTTCTAGGGTCTTTATCTTCACAAAGAGTATAAGTAACCCAAGTACCTCCATAGTAGTTATCATCAATGACTAAAATAGAACCTATTGGCATCTTATTTTCAATAGCTTCAAACTCTCTCCACCCGTGTAAAGCACTTGGATATGGATCTTTTAAATTTAAATCCCAGGAATCTAAATGAACTAAATTAGGTACGAGTTCAGTATTTTTAAGAAATGAAACTGAATCTTGGGTTACAAATTCTGGGGATAAAGGAGTGGTTAAATTGTTATAAGTATTTTTAGCTTTAATATTTAAGCTAGGGTCAATATCTACTGAGGTAAAGGACCCGTTTGTTAGGTGAGCAAGATAGGCAAAATAAGCTCCTACCATACCATCCCACCAATAGTAACTTGTACCAGTTTCTATAGAAATAACATTTTCAAAATGAAAATGTGTTTCAAGAATATCTGTTAACTCAACTAACTGATCAATTCTATCAGAGGTTGGGCGTTCATTTAAAGTACTATTCTGTTTATAAAAATCTAAAGCTTCTCTAAAAATATTCATTCTGGTAATATTCCAATATAAGATAAGGCTTCTATGTAATCACGCTCAGCAAAATGTTGAATGGTTTTCATATCCATTTTCCAGTCGTATTCTTTTCCTTTTTCTTTAAATTTGGCTTTTTCATCCTCAGGCATTGGTACTGCTTTTACAGCAGCCCAAGCCCAATTAGAACCATTAGCCCCATCAGCAAAAACCATCCCTTTATCAGGAATATTAACTACTGAGGGCATCCAAATGGTTCCATTTTCGTCTTCACCCATTAATTCTTTATACAACTCGGGGAGTACTTCCATTTGTTGTTGTAAAAATTCTGATTCACGAGTCATAGCAGTGTTTGCCATAAAACCACATCCGTAGCAATGGTAAAGTTTAATTTCATCATTTACCTCTTGTGTATAGCAGGCATCAGACCCACAACGATTGCAATTTATAAGATTATCCATTTACTTTTTCTAATTTAGGTAATTTTAGTTCAGGTAATTTTAGAGCTATTTCTTTAGGAAACTCAGGAATATTAGTTGTTAAAATAGCGTCTAATTTTTCAGCCATTTTTAACCAGCTAAATTCAGTTTTACTTTTATAAGCTTGACGTTTAGCTCCATCAGTATATTTCTTATAATTTTCAAACACATCTTTTAAAGCCGTACCAACTGCAATCGGTTCAACTTGAAACCATTTGGCTTCAGGAAGAATCATATTTTCTACTACTGCTGTTTTATGTACTGGTTCAAGTGTTCCTGGGAGTAAAGTGCAAAATTCACTATTAAGGAATTCAATATGAGCTGACCAATTAGTAGTAATAATTGGTTTTTTAACTAAACTAAATTCAAGTAATGGACGACCAAAACCCTCACCTTTAGTTAAGCTAACCATAGCTTTTACTTTTGGATGATTATATAATTTATTCATTTCTACATCACTAAGTTCTCCGTGAACAAGATAAATTGAAGGTAAATTCTTTGAATTAACACTATCCATAATAGAACTAATTCTTTTTTGAATTTCTTCTCTATCCATCATTGAGGCACCTGTGATACTGGTTTTCAAAATAAGAGCTGGTTTGTTAGTTTTATTCTTAAATGTTTCTAAAAACGCTTTAATCATAAACGCCACATTTTTTCTGTCGTGGCCAAAGTCACCTTGCAACCAGTGACCTACAAATAGGTAAGCAAATTGTTCTTTAACCTGAGATAGGTCAAAGATTTCATTTGTTGCTTTATAAATTTCAGTATTAACACCTTCAAATAGTACTTCAATAGGTGTTTCAAGATGTAAAGTTTTTATCAACTGACCTTGTTGATTTTTAACTTCGTAACTTGAATTTTGGAATACCTCTTTAGCAAACTTTGAACTTGTAATAACTAAATTCATTCTATTACAACCTTCAATCCAAGGTCCCGATACTAAATTGGTTTCCATACCAGCAGTTACACCAATATTGTATTTACCAATTGGTTGAAATTCATTTGGCACTGTAATTTGCATCCAAATGTCGGGTTGTTTATCAAGATTAGGGCTGGGTAAGATGTGTTGTCTTAGGAATTGCCATTCAGGATGTTCTTCAATAAAATTCCAAGGAGTATTTCCCCACCTTTGTGGTAAAATTTTTACATCATACTTATTAGATTCAATAATAGCTTTTACTAAATCTCTTGAACGAGCTCCATAACCTGAAAAAGTATCTACGGGGCAACTAATTATAAAAGATGGTTTCATTAATATACAAGACTGTGGTTTACAAAATTGGGTTTTCTTTTTTCTACTTTATATACTTCGTATTTCTTTCTAGGTTGCCAATTGTCGAAGAGTTCATCTAAAGATTCAATTACTCTATTACCCATTGTTTCAGCAGTAAATCCTGCTTCTTGACTTAAAGCCCATTCACGACCTAAATTACCTCTTCGTTTTCTTTCTTCGTGACCGAACTCATACATTTGTTTAATAGCTTCAGCAGCATCTTCAGCTTTACATCTATCATCCCAAATGTAAGGAGTTACAGGACTACCTACAATTGATCTATTTGAGGGATAGACTGGAAGAGCCCATTCTCCACAATTCTTAAGAGTACCTGTATGGTTTGAAGGTAATTCTGGTGTTGGTGTAAACCATTCATTATCTTTTTCAAAACGCATTTGATCTTGCATACCACCTGTTACATTAGCAATAAACGGCGTACCTGTTAACATAGCTTCAGTAAGTGATAATCCCCAACCTTCAGCAGATGATAATAGGATCTGAGCATCTGCAATGTTGTACATTTTATTTAATGTGCCGTGATCTATTCTCTCGTGGCTAAAATATACATTATTATATTCATCACCAAACAACAATTCTTTAACAGCTACTAAATCAGTACCGGCTTCTGTAACTAACTCTGTGTGTAACAAGAAAGCACATCTCTCAGCTTTATCTTTAGGAAGACTATCTAAAAATATTCTCCAAGCTAGTAAAGTATCGGGAATTGATTTTCTTCTAATGTTTCTAGAATTAAAGAATAAAATAAAATCATATTCTTTTTCTCTAAAAATAGATTTTTTCAAATCAACTAATTCTTGAGCATTTGAATCAATTGGGAAAAAAATATTGGTATTAATTCCGTGAGGAATATATTTTGTAACTTTATTTTTTACTGAATCTCCTAAGGTTAATTCATTAATTAATTTAGTTTGTTTTGAGATTGCTAATAGGGCATCACAAGATTCGTAAAATGCTTTATTGTAAAAAGGTGTAGGATAATCATCCCAAATGTTTAAGTAAACAATAGGAATTTTTACTCTAATTTCATTTTCAATTTGGAACAACCACATAAAATATCGTGGGTCTGTAATAATGAAAATAGCATCAAATTGTTCTTGTTTTAAAATATTTCTAATTTGATCTGGATTGCCATATCCGGTATTAGCAATAATGTGTACATAAGTATCGTCTAAACCTGTTAATTTGTTAGTTTCAGGACTTAAATCAAAACGCTTACCATTTTCGGGGTGATTAACAGCCCCACCTAAATTAACCCAATTAAAATGGTGAGCTGTATGAATACAAATTTCTTTACCTACACCACCTACACCTGAAGGGAATCTTATATCGTCTGTAATAAGGAGTATTTTCTTCCTCTCTGCTTGAGGAAGATATCGAAACATTTCTTTCATATAAAACTTACTTGATGTCTAAATTATTGTGTGAATGGATGGTTTTTCTAAAATCTTCGTTAGTAAGATATAGGTGAATGGCGCGATCGGCAAGTTTTTGAAAAGAAAATTTATGTCTTACACACGAAACTTTAAATTCATTAAACAATTCACTTTGAATTTTCACACTTGTTAATGTCATATCTTTTGCCATAATAACTATTTTTTATATACAAACATACATATATCGGGATTTATTTTCTTTTATAATATATTTGCTTTTCCCAACCTAATTTTTCAAAAACTTTTTGAGAAGCAATATTATCTACTTTAACATAAGCATCTACAGTGGAAAAAGGTTTACTATATTCTTCAATCATCCAAGTACCAATTCCTTTACCAACAAAATCAGGATGCACACAATAAGTAATTTCGTGGCCGTGTAATAAACCTACATAACCCGCAGGTTCACCATCACACAAACAAATTTTATATTTTGACCAATTGTAAGTCATATATTCAATTTGCTGTTCAGACGTTATTGTGGCATATGTAAAAAATCCTTCTTGGTTTTTAGGGTTGGTTCTACATTCTCTTACAAATTCCCAATAATTACTATGGCATAATACTAATTTTAGTTCCATATTTTTACTGCTTCTTTTAATTTTTCTCCAACAAATAAAATTTCTTCATCCTGCAAATATAAATGCAAGGGTAATGAAATCAATTCATCACTTGCTTTGTGTGCTGTGGGGCATTGACCAAAACCATAAGAATAAACATCGTATTGAGTATTATCTTTATAATGCACACCTGGATAGATTTCGTGGTTGTTAAGGAATTCTAGAATTTCATTTCTATGTTTTACTCTAACTTGATAAAGATGTCGGCTAGAAATACAATCGCTATTGTGAGTAATAATTTCTATTCCAGAGACATTAAATAAAGTTTGATTATAAATTTCAGCAATTTCTCGACGTCTTTGGTTGTCTTTATCAAGATATTTTAACCCAACTAACCCCATAGACGCCATTATACTGTTACTATGTGCTTTATAACCAAAGTCAATTACATCATAATCCCACTTATAATTTCCTTTTTGGTTGGTTCTACTATAAGTATCTTTATCAATACCTAACCAAGATAATTTACGAGCTAAAGTATCATAGTCACCATTTTGAAAACAAATCATTCCTGAATCAGCCGTTGGTAGATTTTTAACTGCTTGAAAACTGTAAACTGTTACATCGGCATCCCAACCTATTTGAGATTTTGTTACAGCTACCTCGTGGTATGTTCTATCCACTTTAGTACCAGCCATATGGGCTGCATCAAGGATTAATTTTAATCCATTTTCTATACAAAAATCTCTAATTTCATTATACTGACCAATATTACCCCCAATACCAACAAATAAAATTGCTTTAGTTTTTTTGGTAACTTTAGATTTAACACTTTCTAAATCTAAACATAGTTGATAATCGACATCAGCAAAAACTGGTTTTAGATTATTGTAAACTATTGAATGGTTTGATGATACAAATGTTAAAGGAGTTGTGATGATTTCATCTCCATCTTTCCATTTATTAGCATCTTTTAAAATTTTGATAGCAATTTGGAGTCCTACTGTATTTGATGCTACATAGTGAGCATATGGGACATCAGCATATTGTTTAAATGCTTCTTCAAATTTGTTGGTCTTGAACCCTAATCCGGTCCAACCCAAGTCAAGACATTCTTCTATTTCTTTTAGGATTTCGTCTTTTCTGTAGTAAGGTCTAAATAACTGTATTGACATAAATCTTTTCTATTTTTAAAAACACAATATGAGCAATTCCATTTTGATGGTAGGGCTTCTTGAGTATGTTGATTATACGTACCATTCTTTGAAAAAGCAAGTTCAATAAACGTATTAAATTTACTTGTTGCTTGATTTAATTTAATTTTCCCAGCTGTGGGCTTGTGAATTTGAATTCTTCTATCGGGATATTCACTTTCTTCGTTGATTTTACGTTTAAGGATAACATATTCAACATCAATATTATCAACTGGGAATTTAAATTGTTCGGCAAAGAATTTTTTATATAATAAAAGTTGAGAATTTTTTACTTCATCACCTTTTTCTTTTTGCTTCCAACCTCTAGTACTAGTTTTAAAATCAATTATTTTTATTTTATGATTAGCTTCATCATAAATAACTAAATCAATATAACCTTTGTAAAGGATATTAGGGAAATTTTCATTAGGGTTTAAGATTAAAGGTATCTCACAACCTACTAAATAATTATTTCTTTTGCTAAAATATTTAGCTTTATTTTTTTGGAACCAACTTATTATGGCCGAACCATCTTCAAAAAACTCTCTTAATTCAGTTGCTGAAGAGAAATGAGTTTTATTATTCTTTTCGTAGTCCTGCTTGTATTGTGTCCTTAATTTTTCCCCAAACAACTCAATAATATCCTCTCTATCAGCAGCAGCAATACTTTGATTGTACATTATTTCTAAATAATGCTGTAATATTTCGTGCATAGCTGTACCAAATGTCATATGAATGCTAAATTCACTAGTATAATGACCATCTCGGTATAGTAAAGCCCATTTATGAGGGCACTGACTAAAAATTTGGTACTGACTAAAAGAAATAGTTTTATGTTTTTTGTAATCTATTTCAATTGGCTGATGCTTTTGTACTAATTTTACTATTTCTGGGATTTTCTTTTTAGCCAATTTAATATATTTTTATAGGATTCTCAGTATAAAGCTTATCAGGATTAGGAAAATGGTTGCTATTAATTCTATCAGTTAATATTCCTCTATAAGAAGCTCTTAATACAGATTTTAAATTGGTAGATTGATTTGCTGAGATGCTATTAGGATGTTGTCTATATAAAAAAGTAGGTTCTTCAATTAGGTCAATGTAAGAAACATTTTGTGAAATAGCACGCCTACCAAATTCATCATCAGCACTTGCTCTCCATTTTAAATAACCATTTAATTTTAAAAATATAGATTTTTTAATTCCTTTACAACCCCCAACAATAACGGGGTGGAGTTTAAGATTTTCTTCTAAAAGGTAGTCATCACCATCTTGAAAAGAATAACAACCAAATCTAACCATATCGTATTCAATAATATTTTTATTAAATACTTCTAATAAATTAGGCATCGCTATGTCATCAGCTCCAAAAAATATAATACTAGATCCTTTAGCTTTTTCAGCAAGAGTATTAAAAATAGGATAGGGTCCTACATTTTCTTCAAAGAAGTATATTTTTAAATTATTTGGGAGTTTACTTTCAATTAACTTTTTTGTTGTGTGAAAGCAATTATCAATTCCTATTAATATTTCAATTTTTTGGTATCGAGTTTCAAGTTTTTTTATAGAAAATATTGTTTCTAAAATAAAATCTTGTGCCTTATATGCCGCAATTAAAAAAGTAGTTGTGTTAGGAATTATATCAAAATTACTACACTTAACTAAAGGTGTTGAAATATCTTCAAAATGCTTTTCCTTAATATGGTATTTTATCAATGAAACTTTATTTTCATATAAAAGTTCAATATAAATAAAATCAAAATTAGCTTGAGTTGGATCTACAATACACCAAGTTTTTGGTCCAAAATCGTGATTTGCATAAAAAGAATACCCGTCTTTTGGATTTTTAAAATGGATATGAACTAGTTCTTGGGAATGATTTTCAACTTTAAGAAAACCGCTTTCATCAAGGGTAATTATTATACTATTTAAATCTATCATTGTTTTCTATAAAAATTATGACTTCTAAAACGAGGAATATCTTCAAATAAAAAATATTTTTCATCACAATTTGGAAATTGTAAATAAAATTTTGAAAAAGGATTTCCTGTAAAATAAATAGAGACATAATTATCTTCTTCTATAAATTCTTGCTTATTTATTTCTATTTTTTCGTTATACATTTTAAAATTATTTAAAGATGTATTTAATTTTAATAAAAACTTACCTTGAAAATCTAAATATCCTAAAAAATAGGGTATATTATTAACTTTACTACAATCCCCACTATTATAAATTGTTTTTATAATACTATCTCTTCCAAGAATTTCAATATCTTTTATATCAGAGTTTATAACTTCATACCAATAATGTTCAGCTAATAAAGAATATTTTTTAGCGAAATAATCTGGGAGGGTTGGTTCAAAAAGATTTAAGAAAAAATCTATATTACAAGCACATTGTGTAGTACTTAAAGAATTTTCCCAACCTGCTTCATATTCAACAAATATTCCTTTTTTTTCAGATAATTTTTTAATAGAATATTCAATAAAGTTTTTAATTTTTTCGTGGTTAAGTTCACTATCATATATTAAAAAAATAAAGTGAGTATAACCTAAGCTCTTTAAAATTTTTGCCCCAGAAAGGATCAAATGCATAAAAGAATAACACCAATTTGGGATTAATTTATAATGTTTAAAGTTATTAAATTGTTTCCAAATTAAACCTTGACTAGGACCATCAGGATTATAGTTAGAAAAAAAACTACCAGTAAATAGTTTCTGGGAGTTGATGGTGGTAGGGTAGTTTGAAAATACGAAGCTAGGGATATGATAGTTTTGTAAAAAATTACCAAAATTTATCAAAATATCATTTTTTTCATTGGTATTAGGGTGAGTTGTAATTAAAATAGCAGGATTCATAGTAATTTTTTTATATCTAATAGGAGAGTTTCCCAACCATTAATTAGTAAATGGTCTACTTTTTTTAAATCTTTTCCATAATGTATACTTCCTTCATCCCAATTAATTTCTTCAAAATTATAGCAATTATTTTTAATTTGAGGCCAAATTTCTAAAAACATTTCTTCTAACAAATCTCTAATTGCCCAATAAGATGATGCTAATGTATCATTTTCAGTAGGATAATATTGTTTTCTATATAAAATATTACCTTTGTCAATATTTTTATCAATAAAGTGAATAGTACCTCCACTAGGGGTATTGTCTATAACACTCCAAACATTAGGATGTCTTCCTCTGTTATAAGGTAAATAGGCACCGTGACAATTTATAATTTTATGTTCATAATAATTTACAATTTCTTCTGAGAGAATGCTGTGGCATCCGTGAAGAATAATGTAATCAGGGGTATATTTTTGGATCAAATTTAAAGTTATATAAGCAGATCCGTCAATAAAATAAAAATTTTCAGTTTTTTCTAAAAAATCTTTGATTTTACTTTTTTCGTAACCAATATATAAAATATTTAATTTCATAAATTTTTTAAAATCTTATTTTTTTTTGTATTTCTTTATTTTTTATATTCCATCTTTATATAACTTCTACCTCTTACAAACTCATGTTCGCCTGTCTCTTTAAAACCTAATTTTAAATATAAATTTTTAGCAAAGTTATCACTAAAAACCCATAAACTAGCATAAGTTTTATCTTTTAAATAAAGTTCATAAGCTATTTTAGCATAACCTTTTTTACGAAAATTAGGATGAATATCACATCCTATTTCATCTCCATTAGTTCTAAGATAACCTACAGAAACTCTATTTACCTCAATAATATACCAATGAGATTTTAAATTATCAAACCAATTTTGACATTGTTCTAAAGTAAAAATAGAATTATTTTCTAGATTATTTCTAGTAGAATAATCATTTCTAACTTCTAAAAGAAATGGTAAATCTTCTTTAGTTAGGAGTCTTAATGTTACCATCCTTTTTTAATACAATCTACTATATATTCTCTTTCTTCTGGGGTAATCCACCAACCAACTGGGATAGCAACTACTTTCCCAATTGTTTGATCTAAATTCGGAAGAAAAGAACGATATTCTTTAACACAAGTATGTTTATCGTTTCGTTCATGAACTTGAGAGACTGCAATTTTACATTCATCCATCCATTTATAAAATCCATCTCTATTTTCAACTAACATTGAATAAATCCAAAATGCTGAATCGTGTCCTTTTTCACGTTTTAATAGAGTTACACCGGGAATGTTTTGAAGGTGTTCATCATAATAAGCAGCATTTTCTCTATGTTTGGAAATAATTTCTTTAGCGTGTTTGAAATTTTCAATACCTACTGTAGCATTAACATCATTCATATGGAATTTATATCCCCATTCTTCGATATTAGCCTCACAACGAAAATCTTTTCTATCTCCGTCACGATCAATCCCGTACCAACGAATTAATTTACCTCTATTATGAAGATCTTTATGAGGTGAAAGAAGTAATCCACCATCTACTGAGGTAATGTGTTTAATAGCTTGTAAGGAAAACATAGTTAAATTACCATGAGTGCCAATTGGTTTACCTTTATAAGTAGAACCAAATGAATGAGCACCATCTTCAATTACTGCAGGTTTAAAACCATACATGTGGTAAGCTTTATCTTGAATTTTTCTAACTTTATCTAAATCATTTGGATAACCACCCCAATGTACCAACATAATAGCTTTAGTAGTTGGAGTAATTTTACGTGCTAGATCATCTAAATCCATATTTAAAGTTTCAGGATCAATATCTACCCACTTAATTTTTAAACCATGAGCTAAAATAGGCCAGTTAGAAGCAGTACAAGTCATAGCTGTAGCTAATACTTCATCACCCGGTTGTAAACCAGGCCATTCAGTTTCATATCCAATAACTCCTTCATAGGTTTTATTGTATTTTACTGGTTTTTTAAGTAAATGAAGTGCCAAATGTAAAGCTGAAGTGCCAGAATTTACGGTTTGGACATAATCATGGTTAAAATATTTTTTAAGTTGATTTTCAAATTGTTCAACTTTTGGGCCTTGCCCAATATAACCACTATTGAGAACTTTTGATACTTCTTCAGCCGCAGTATCAGCCATAAAGACTTTAAATAGAGGAATTTTATTTTCAGGACTAAACATTATTTTTAATTGCTAAATATGAAACACTATCTTCTTTAAAAATGTTATATTCTTTGTTTTCAAGGTAAGATATAATATCTAGTTTATCAATCTCAGATAGATTATTGTGTTCAAAAATTATAAAGGGAGGTAATAAATGAGGATAAATACCTTTTATTAATTCACCATCGTAACCCTCAATATCTAAATGTAACCAATCAATAGGTTTTGAATTTTCTAAAATTGAATTAATTGAAATTGAGGATCGTTTTGTTGAATGAATTTCTTCTTTCTCCCAAGAACGAATTACATTTTCTTTTACTGAATTAGTATAGCCAGCTCCACCTTCAAAGAATTCAACTTCTTGCCCATTAGTTGTAACTAAATTATTAATTAAAGTTACATTTGGATAACCTAAATAATGGGAAGATAATTTTGTAAATTGAGGGATACTTGCCTCAATTAAAATAGCATCTGTCTTATAATTTTTAACAGCGGGTACCCATTCTCCAAATTCACCATCGTGTGTGCCAATAGCAATACCTCTAGTGTTGTTTTTTTTAGAACAATATAAGTATAAAGCTTTAGCTAAATCTGAACCATCTTCTAATATATTCCATTCTCTATATAGTACTTGTTCCCCAGTTGAGTCTTTGATATCAATGTCAAAAATAGAATCATTTTCATAAACAGCCCAATGATGATCTCCCATTTCACAAGCCCATACTTCTCTTTTACCTATATGAGTTTTTATAGATAATTTTAAAGGGCAAGAGTAAATATTAGAAACTTTTTTAGTTTCTATTTTTATTTTAGGGCCTGTGTAATCAATTTTTATCATTATAATTTTTTTATTATAGATGTAATTGAACGAGCAGGATATCCATTATTACATCTGAATGTGGCTTGCCATTGATGATTCAATCTATCAAAAGTTGAAACATAATTTACATTATTTTCAATATAAGTTAAATTATCTTCACTAATCCAGGGTGAATAAAATGGTCTTTCTATTAAAAATTTATGAGTATTATTTCTTTTTTTATTAATAGATGTTCTGTAACCATATAAACTTTCACCTAAAACAAAGTGACTCGCACATAAATCTTCTATAATATAAAACCCCCCAGGTTTAATAAGAGGAAATAATACACCAAAACTCAATTGTTGGTGAGACACATCGTGTGAACCATCATCTAATATGAAATCAAATAATATAGATTTAGATTGACATTCTAAAACAAATTCATTTAGGGATTCAATATAAGCTTGATTTAAAATTTTTGTTGTAATCCTATCTGTATTATATTCAGATTTATCATCTATATCTAAACCTATTATATGAGCATTAGGGAAATAATCTTTATAAGCTTTTAATGAAGATCCATTATACACACCTATTTCACAAATATTGGTAGCAGTATATTTTATTGGAAAAAACCAGGATTCATAATAATTTGCATATTGATTACTATTATTAAAAGCATCACCCTTATCTGATCCGTGTAAATTGCAATAATAATTAAAATTTTCCATTATTTATATTTTTCTATATAATCACTACAAACACCAAGTGTTTTTTCGTTAGGTTCTTTATTAACTAACTCTGGCATAACTAAAATACCTCTATCAAACAAATTTGTTGACCAAATATAACCTTTAGATGTTAAAACTCCAAGGTCATTTTCGTGCATAAAATAATTTACTTTACTTCCGTGGGGATCTAATTCATTAAATTTTGAAAGTGCATCCATATTTTTACAATGGATCCACAATTTTGGAAAAGCTTGGTCAATCAATTCAAATGGAAATTCATATTGAGGTTCATCGTGACCTAACATAAACTTGCCTTCTGTAAACCAAACATCAATTTCAACATCAAAACCTTTATTTAGGGCTTCAGCAATGTGTTCAGGTTGATTTTCACGTTCAGGGTTGGGGCCCGAAATATTTCCTCTATGGCTAATTAATATCATTGTATAATAAAACTTATTTTATCGTTAGCTGATGGGGTTTTTACACAAACAATTTCACAATCAGTTAAAAATTCGGGGTTGGCTATTTCATAGGGTTCTAGGGTAAAGATATCACCTGACATTAACATTTGGCCTTGTAATGTCATTGTTCCCTTAACTAAATAATTTATTTCTGTGACCTCAGTATGGTAGTGAAAATCCCATTGTTCGCCTGCAGGGTGTACTTTATAAGATACTTCAAATTCATTGGTTTTATAAGCTGTAGGTTCAAAATTACCTACAAACCAACCACCTTTCATATCTTCTATCCTATCAACCCTCATAATTTTCTAAATAATAATTTAAATCCTCAGGTGTACCTAATCCCCACATCTTATCAGCGTCAATGCTGTAATTATAAATTATTTTACCATCCTGAATTGCCTCATTATAAACTGGGCAGACATAGAATTCGTTATTTACTCTAATATCTTTAGCGATCATTTGTTCAGCGTATTTTACATAATCTGAACCTTGTTTCCAGTAATAGATCCCAGCAGTAGCTTGATTTGAAATTGGATTTTTTTCTGCTACCTCTAGTACAATATTATTTTCATCAGTTTTAGCAAATGACCATTTTGGATGGGTAGCAGGAAATGAAATAATACCACCATCAAATCCTTTTTCATTCATTTGATACATAAACTCTGTTGAATTCCACTCTATGAATTGATCAGAATTTGTAATAATAAGAGGTGAATCATTATTAATGTGTTCTTTTGCTAATAAAGTGCTACAAGCTGCACCCTCAGTGATACCCTCAATTTCTACTATTTTACAATTAGGGGTAATTAAATTTAAAAGAGTATCTAAATTAAATTTTTGCCGGTGTTCTTTTTGAACAATATAAATATAAGTAGCTTCAATATTCATTGATTCCGTTACAACCTGAATCATAGGTTTATTGCGAACATCAATGAGAGGTTTTGGGAATGAATATCCTACTTTAGCAAATCTAGATCCTGCACCCGCCATTGGAATAAGAATATTCATTTTAGGATCGGACCACTTATTAATAATTTTCTTTTTCACATTTAGTTTTTGATTTATTTTCTTTAAATCAACATCTAAAGAATTATTTACTCTTAAAACGTCTGCTTTAGAACGGGTAGCTGATAATAGTCCTTGAGGTGAGTCTTCAACAATTAAAGTTTCCTCTGGGAGGCAACTCATCATTGACATTGCTTTCCAGTAGATTTCGGGGTGAGGTTTAGGATTTTTAACATCATCATTAGTTACAACAACATCAAGATATTCGATGACCCCAGTTTTAGCTAAAGCTACTAATGCTGTCCTACGAATGCAATTAGTACAACAACCTAAAAGATATCCTTCAGCTCTTAAAGATTTAAAAATATCAACCATTCTTTCATCTACTTGTATTTGAGAAAAATGATAAATAGTTAATTCTTGTTTTTTGTTGTAAATTTCTTTATGGGCATCAATAGGTAAACCTTTCTCTTCAGTTAACATATTTAACTTTGTTCCGGTTTTTAAACCATCATAACGAGATACGTGTTCCTGAGGAGTAATAATATATTTTTTATCAAATGATGAAATGGCATCGTTCAAAGCTTCATAATGAATGTGCTTTGTATCTGTTATAACACCATCTAAATCAAAAAGTATTAATTTTTTCATTTCCACTTACCTCTCAAAACTAACTGAGCGATAATTCCATAGTTTGAAATATCTATAAAACTATCAATCATTGCTTCTCCAGCTACATAATTTTTTCCATTACGTTGGAGTATATTTTTTAAACGATTGATTTTATCATTACAACGAAGCCAAATACCTGTGATAGATAGCTTAATATCTTCTTCTTTTTCTAAAGTAGAACCTAGAGCAATGTTTTGAAGACCATAGTCCATCATTTTACTAGCAAACAATTCATATTGTTCTTTTTGAACTTGTTGAAATTCATATGCTAGTTCAGGATATTTTTGTTCGAAATCTACAACTGATTTTGAATTGCCGTAACCTACTTGTTCTTCCATTTTATTTTGTTTTAAATAACTTATCTTGTTCTTTTTGATCAATTCCCATTTGCCATAAAATACTTCGAACTCCTGGTTCTCGAATTATGTCAATGTAGTGATCGGCTTCACCTAAACTACATTCGAAATAATTTGCTACATATTCTACGATTTCTTTGGGTTTTGTTTTTGTATTTGATTTAGTATATTTTAAAAAAACATTTTTCTTGGGGATCATTTGACAATAGATGGTGTAAAATTTTTGTTTCTCAGTTAACGGGATTTTTTGAACCAAATTTACAAGCTCTATGTAATCTTGGCTCATTGATAAATACCGATTAATCATAAAAACATTGAAAGACTCGCGATCTTTCTCGGAAAAATTACCCCAAGGAGTTTTTTTTAATGTAATTTCTTTTAACCAATCAAAGATTGTCATACTCGTCTTTAATATCGCCTGGAAGTGTTTCTTTCAACAATTTACCTGTTACAACATCGTAAAATACTGGGATGGGGATTAGGGCATCTTGAGCAGTTCCTACAGCAAATTTTGATGCTTTGCGTAAAATAATTCCTTCTGCAAAAATAACATTCCCATCATCACTTTTAACAATTTCAGTATTCTTAAGATTGATGTTTAATTTAGGTTGTTCAGTTTTCATTTTTATTTGGTTTTTGTTGTTTATAATCTAAAATAAATCCTATAGCTACTATAATATTCATACCCAAGCTCATTATAATTTCGTGTATATCTTGGTATATATTTGAAATTAAATGAACGTGACCTACCATCCAAAAGGGTATCGATAAGTTTTGGCTAATCCAAATTATAGTAAATTTTAAAAAATCTTTCATTTATATTCTTCTTTAAGTGTAAGAAGAGGACTCCAATAATCTTTTTTACTTGGGTGATGATAACCATTCTTTTTTGGAGGGTCAACCTTAACAAAAGAAAATGTTATATCAAACTTATAAAATCTTTCAGGTGAAGCTGGACCTTTGTAGTAATATTCTGGAATGGGACTTTTTAATATTTTTTGAAGTGGTGTATATGGGTAGACAAATTCTTCACCAGCATTTGTTGGTGAATTAAAAAATGAATAGATCCCATTTGGTTTTAAAATGTTAGGTACTTTTTCATCAAAAGGTATTTGATTATCAGCCCAGGTATCAAAGTATATTCCATCATATTTTGGCAAATTATCTATTACATTTTGCCATTGATCAAAGATTAAAATAACATTTGGTTTTTTAGCCCAACCATCAGCAATAATTTTTTTCTGAACATCAGGATGTCCTTCAATAATTGTGTGAGATTTAATAGGGTATTCTTGTATATAAGAATCAATTATACCCATTCCAAAACCTACATTTAAAATATCACCCTTATTTTTACAGATATCGAAAGCAGCCTGTTTCATAATAGGCCGCTCCCATTCCATCATAACGTTTAAGTTATTTTCATCAACTAAAACATCTTGGGTATATCTTAAATTTTGTTCAAAATATGATTTACTCACAAATTATAATAACTCTATTATTTTTGCTATACAAGCCATAATATTAATTTCTTTATCAATTCTAAAGTTGGCGTGGTATTGGTATTCTTCAAGAATGATGGTTACCAAACCTTCCTTCCCACTAGAATATTCTGAAGCTCTATTATAAAGTGCTTTATATAATTCATCATAATCATTAATATTAGAATCAGCAATTATTTGGCGAATTGTTTTCCAATTTTTACTAGCTTTTAGTTCAACTACTACTTGTTCTACATAATTATTTGTTACAAGAATAGAATTATCAAGTACTAATTTATTATCAATAGTAGATAATTGAGCTGTACCTAAAATTTTACGAATATCTGGGTAATATTGTTTAACTATTGGGCCTAGAGTTTCTTTATCCCAGATAATACTTTCTTTGTCTAAAATACCTGCTACGTGAGCAGCTACTTCTTTCATTGAAGGTGGAATAATTTTTACTACTTGACAGCGAGATTGAAGAGGATCAATTACCCTTTCAATAAAATTACAAGTTAAAATAAAACGTGTACTACGTGAATAAGTTTCAATAATACTACGAAGTGAAGCTTGAGCTTGAATAGTTAAAAAATCTGCTTCATCCAAGATAACAATCTTGATAGGCGCAAATGAAGCCGTTGCTGCAAAACCTGATACTTTATCCCTAATTGTTTCAATTCCTCTTTCGTCTGAGGCATTAATATAAAGGTGGCTACAATCAAGGTTATTAACAATGAGCTTAGCAAGAGTAGTTTTGCCTGTTCCTGCGGGTCCATAGAATATTAGGTTTTGAATGTCGTTCTGTTCTAAATATTTAGAAATTGTCAGTTTGACATTCTCGTTTCCTACATATTCATCAAGAGTTTTACTTCGGTATTTTTCAACTAATAGAGTGTGTTCTCTATTCAAAATCTCCATACAAATCGTATTTCTTAGGTTCAGGTTTAGGTATTTCTATTTCCTCGGTTGTAATAATATACAACTTTCCCTTTAAAGGTTCAAGTCTGAATGCTTGAGGTTTAGTAGTTGCTTGTTGGTACCAAGCATTAAGTACTTCAGTTAGCGAATCATAAACTTTCTCACCGTTGAGGAGTTTCCACCTGTCACCAGGTGGAACTCGCTCAGCGATTTGAATGTTTTTTTCTACTTCTTGGGTTTTCATTAGAACATACCTCCCATTCCAGCCATAGGATTAGATTCTTTTTTATCCTCTGGGCTATCAACCACAACACACTCTGTAAGCAATACTGTACCTGCTACTGAAGCTGCATTTTCAAGGGCAGTACGAGTTACTTTAGCAGGATCAATAATACCTGCTTCTTTCATATTTACGATAGTTTCTCCTTTGATATTAAAACCAAACCAGGGTTTAGTACCAATTTCTCCTTGCACCCCAATTTCATTAATGATTGGGTACATATCGTTTTGAGTGTAACCTGCATTTGAAAGAATTTGTTCAAATGGTTTACCACAAGCACGGTAAACAATTTGCTTACCAATTCGAACAGCATCACTATCTTCTTTTGGATGAGTAATTGCTTCACGAGCGTAAAGTAAAGCAGCACCACCACCAGGAACAATACCTTCTTCCATAGCAGCTTTAGTAGCGTGAAGAGCATCTTCAACTCGGTCTTTCTTCTCTTTGATTTCAGTCTCAGTATAACCTCCAACATTGATAATAGCTACACCACCTACAAATTTAGCTAAACGTTCTTGAAGTTTTTCAGCTTCATAACCGGTTTTAGAGGTTTCGATTTGTTTCTGGAGTTCTTCGATTCTTTCGTTGATTTTGACTTCATCACCTTTACCATCAATGATGGTTGTGTTGTCTTTTGTGATAGTCACTCCACGAGCACTACCAAACCAATCCCAAGAGAATTTATCAAGTTTCATACCTTTTTCAGTGCTGAATACTTGACCACCAGTTAAGACAGCAATGTCTTCAAGGATTAATTTACGACGGTCTCCAAAGTCAGGAGCTTTAACAGCTGCAACTTTAATAGTACCTCGTGCTTTGTTTACGATTAGGGTAGCAAGTGCTTCACCTTCAACGTCTTCAGCAATGATTAATAGGGGACGATTACCCTGACTAACTGCTTCTAAGATTTTTAAGAGGTCATTAACTTGGGTAAATCTTTTATCAGCAATAAGAATATAAGGATTTTCTAAGTAACACGACATTGTGTTATTATCAGTAACAAAATAGTGTGACTTATAACCTCTCTCAAATTGCATACCTTCTACTGTTTCAAGGTATGTTTCCTCTGATTTAGCTTCTTCAATCGTTACTACACCTTCACGACCTACTTTATTCATAGCAGTGGCAATCAACTTACCTACTTCAGGATCGTTGTTAGCTGAGATTGTAGCAATTTGTTCCAGTTGTTCTTCGCTTGAAATATCTTCAGCGTTTTTACGAACTGCTTCTACTACTTGTTTTACTGCAACATCGATACCACGCTTAATTTCTACAGCATTAGCTCCGTTATTAAGGTGAGATATACCTGCCTTAACCATTTCGCGAGCAAGTAAAGTAGAGGTTGTAGTGCCATCACCAGCATTGTCTGCAGTTTTAATAGCTGCTTGTTTTACCATTGTGCAACCTACTTCTTCTACGTTGTCACTTAATGAAATACTTTTAGCAACTGTAACACCATCTTTAGTTGATTGCACCTGACCCATTTCGTTAACGATTACTACGTTACGACCATTAGGGCCAAGGGTTGCTACTACGGCATCTGCTAATTTATCAATTCCCGAAACTAATTTTTTACGACCTTCGGAACCAAATTCTATAACTTTACTCATTTTTATTTATTAATTTTTGCTAAAATATCATTTTCTTTACCAATCCAGTATTCTTCACCTTCATACTCAAATTTTGTAAAGCCCAACGCTGGGAGTACTACAATATCACCTACTGAAAGTACTGTTTTGATAAATGTTCCATAACCTGATTCAAAACCTGGACCAACAGAGATAACTTCTGCTGTTTTATTTTTTTCACTACCTAAATCTGGGATAACAATGTTACCATACATTGTTTCTTCTAATTCTATAGGTTTTACAATGATGGCATTAAATAAAGCTTCTAATTTCATAGGGGTGATAAGGATTCTAATTTAGTTAAAACTGATTTATATTCTATAATAAATTCATTTACAGATTCGTAACTTTTACTATTTACTTGGTTTTTAGCAATTGCTCTTAAGGCAGCATCAAAGTTTGAATAAAAACCAACAGTGCTTTGGTACTCTTTACCAGATTCTTGAGATACTATCATTTTATGGACAGCATAGCAGTAATCATCTAATTGGATAAAGTAAGGTTCTAGTTTGGGATCTTTAATATATCTTATCCCTTCAGGTAGTTTGACTTCACTCATAAATCTTTAATTATAACCAAATATACGAAAAATTCTTTAAAATGGCACGCTAAGTTAGCGAACCTTTATAAATATTATTGAGGAGCTTTTCTTAAAATGTAATAAGTTGATTCACATTTTTCATTTTCAAAATGTAGTTTTAACAATCCTTGAGTATTAAGATAAAGGTTAGCTGTGTCAAAATCTTTATTATTACTTAAAATAGAACGTAAAACTTCACTATCAAATGGTAAAGAAAAATCACCCATAACTCCTTCTAAGTCTACTTCAGGAATAATATAAGAAATTCTATTAGAGTGTGTAGAGCTTTCACCAAATATTAATTCAAAAACCTGATGACCATCAAAATTCTGCCCAATGTTAAATATTACATTAGTACTTTCAAGAGCGGATTTGGCTTTGATAATATTATCAATAATTTCTTTAGACAACTCACATTGAAGTTGATAGCTAAATTCACCTTTTAATTTTTTAGGTTCCTTAAATTGATTCAATAAAATATCACCTAAAGGAAATTCTAATGTGTAATTAGTATCTGCTAAAGTAATTTTAGTATAAGTTTTATTAGTTTTCTGTAGTTTAATATCAATTAAACCTGTTGTAATACCTAATAATTTGTTTAACTTACTTGTATCTAAAATACCAATTTCACTATCTTCTAGAGGAAATCCCTTATAAATAACACTACCAATAGCGTCCTCTGAAGGTGTATTGAAATCAATAGATAAAACATTATCAGTTGTTATCCACTTAACAGATTCAACTAAACCATTAAGAAAATATTTAGATATAATCGATTGTAAATCGCTTTTTTGAATCATTTTTGAAGTTTTTCGTCAATAATAAATAGGCTTTGAATAGTTTCTTCAGGTGACCTTTTTAAATCAAAAAATGAATCTGTAAGATCAGGACCAAAGATAATATCTCTAGCAATATCTTTATCTGTCATATTGTGAGGTGGTTTTGAATGCCACCAATTATAATACTGAATGTCTGCTTTATGGGTTTGGATATCTGTTCTATTGGGTTGATTCAAATCTCTACAAATATTAAAACCCATATAGTTTGATCTCAAAGCTACATCAGGTATAATAGTATAAAAATTCATTTCAGGAAAACTACCTGATAGTGAGTCTGCATATTCAGATTCAATATTAACTTTACAATTAAATTTTTCTGAGTATTCTTTAATAACTGTACACCACGAAAAATGGGTTGCAATATCTTCACCACCTAAGAGATAAAAATTTGCTGGTTTACCGTATCTTTGGTTTTCAATTTCATCTATAACAACAGCTTGCCCATCAATATATTCATATACAACGAATTTAGTAGGTCGATACCACATTGGCCCTGTATTGAAGGTTTGATTATGTGTTAATCTAAAAGATGTGGAGTACCCCCATAGATTTTTTCTTTTAGCTAGTACTGTGATAAAAATATCTTTTTCGGGATCACACTTACAGGATACAAGAATTCCACTTTTTGAACCATTAAAATCAACTGTTACTTTCGTCTTCATTTTTTACTTTTTTATAATATATACCGTATTCTGTAACCAAATAATCTACAACTCCATCATTTAAATGTTTAAAAACTTGATCAGGATAAACATTAATAGGTTCACCGTGAGCATTAAATGATGTATTTAATAAAACTGGGATTCCTGAAATTTTGTTATATTCATTTAAAATATTCCAGAAAACAGGATTACTATGTTTTCTAACTATTTGTGGTCTACCTGTATTGTCTACTCTATGAATTACTGCTGGAATTTTTTCGATCCACTCGTCTTTACAAGTATAACAGAGAGTCATAAACTCAGCAGTATGTTCAGAACCATCAATATGGAATATATTATGTGCTTCTTCTCCCATTACAAATGGAGCAAAAGGCATAATTTCATTCCTTTTTAATCTTTCATTCAACACTTCGTGAGTTCCGGGGTCTGTTGCTCTAACCATAATTGATCTAGAACCTAAAGCTCTAGGTCCCCATTCAAATCGGCCTTGGTATAATCCTAAAATTTTACCATCATTTAATAGTTCGGCAATTAATTTATAATCAAAATCCGTTCGAACTAAATCAGGATAATTAGCGGCTTCTTGTTCTATTTGTTCTTGGTTATAAGAAAAACCTAAGAATGCATTTTCTAATTTGTAAGGTTTCCAATCCCCCGCTTCTAAGGAAGCCAAAATAGCAGCCCCCATTGAAATACTTTCATCACCCATTCCTGGGGTAACAAAGATATTGTCAAAGTATCCCATCTCGTTAATTACTTGGTTCATCTTAACATTAGCAAATAAACCGCCAGCAAAACAAATATTTCTGTAATCTGGGTAGCGAAGAGCAATATCTGTAAGGTATTCTACCATTGTTTCTTCTAAATGGTATTGCATAGCATAAGCAACATCTGCTTTACCTTGATCAGTTTTAAACCAACCTTCTCTTTCAATTTGGTCAAAAAACCATTCATAAAGATAGTCGTGGGTACTTGGTGAAAACGACAAGTGATCTTTATTATAACTAACTAATGATCTAAAACCCTTAATTAACCTTTCATTATACTGGCCGTGACCCGCCATCCCCATAATTTTGCCTTCGTCTTTATTACCAACAAATCCAAATTTCGGACAAGAGTAATACCAAATTGTAGCTAAAGAATTAGAATTAGTATGCATATCTAAAGTATGCACTCGATGCATTTCTAATCCATTACCTAATTGTACAGTACCTAATTCGTGTTCACCATTACCACCATCCATTGTTACTACCAATGCTTTATCAAATCCTGATAAGTAGTAAGCGGATGCCGCGTGGCAATCGTGGTGTGGGTAGTATAAAACTTTAGCGTTTGATTTTTTGATTTTTAACAATTGATCAACTAAATCTTTTTTGTATTGCTCATTGTAAGCAGAAACATTAAAGCTATTGTAATAGGAATGAACTAAATTAAAATCACCAATACCAATATAATCTGCATCTTCAAGTAAAACACCTGTAGCATCTTCAATCGCTCTTAAAGATGTACCTGAAGTCCAACCCCAAATCCAAGGGGTTTTAGTTCTCATCATTTTATCGTCTTCAACTGCATATACAATTTTCCCATTTTCGATAAAAACCGAAGAGTGATTATGAAAGGGAAAACCTACTCCGTAAACTTTTGCCATAATATTAAATAAAAAACATTGACTTATATGGATTTAAATTGAAACTCCAACCTAAATCGTGATAAAAACCTTCTAATTTACTTTGCAATATAGATTCAAACGATTTGTTTCTATCTGCAAATGTGTTTAACAATTCCTGAATTTTTTCAGGCATATCGAAATCAAGGAATGCTAGTGCCTCAATCTTATAAGGATTATCTTTTAGATAAATCCATTTTACTTTATCACCCTGAACTATTCGAGAGTGTTGTTTGTCTAACTTCCAAAATGTAAGTAAATCATTATACTTGATAGCTGCTTTAACTGGGGCAGGAGCACCTTGTTTTATAGTGGAAAACATTTCACCTTTTTTTGCTTTACTATCAATATATTTGTCTAAAGTTTTTACTGAGGTTGGGTTACCTAAAATAGTAATATTTAAATCTTTAGACAGAATGTATGCTTTAAATTCTAAAAGTAAATCATCAATTTCTTTTTGTTCAGATCCTTTTAGTACTTTTTCTAGAATTGAGTTAAAGAACTTACCAAATACTGGAGGGAAATTAGCTTTCATAAATTCTAATCCCTTAATATCTAATTCTTCTTTAGTAACACCCTCTTTTTTAGTAATCCATTGGGCATATCTACGAGTAGCTCTAAAATAAGCTGAACGAATAACTGCTTCAGTTTTCATTTCAAATCGGTGTTCTTTAATATTAAACACCTCTTCAGCCATTTGTTGGTAGTAACCCGTAATCAGATCTTGGTATTTTAGGGCAATTTTTTCAAGTGCTTCGTCTTTTTCTTCTTCTGACATAGTACCAAAATTAGGGTAGAGATGTCTAAGTAAAGGTTCAGCGTTATAATAGTTAGAGTCTGTATCAACATAAGAACAGAAATTGATATCATCCTCGTTGCAAATAAACCAAGGTGTACTTTCTAAATTAATCATAATTTAATCCACTTTTGCTCACTATTTAACCTAAATGAACCAAGGCTTTTTTTATTCCATTCATTTGGAGAAATTAGGGAAAGAAAAATTTCTCCATTTTTTCTTGGGTATAAATGATAAATTTCACCAATTACGGGTTCGAAACTAAAATGTGCATTGTAAACTAAATCGTTCCATTTATATTCTTCTACTAATTTTTGATACTCAACTTTTAACTCTAAGAATTTTGTTTCTAATTGTTTATTAACTTTATGAGCACCCCGCTGTTTCCACAAATCAATGTTTTCAACTTCGATAACAGGTGCCCCCACATTACTTGAGTAAGGTAGTAAACTTGGGTTATCTGCAACATTGTCTGGTTTTTTCATCCTATAACTTGTATCTCACCGGCATTATTATTTGGAATATAATACTTATAGTCTAAAACATCAAGCCATTTAACAACAATTTCGCGCATTTTATCGGATTTGCCGGTAATGATTTTAGTGTTTTCGAATTCAGTATGATCCCAAAAGAAAAATTCATTTAATTTATGTTCTACATCTTCGTGTTTAACTCCGTGTAGATCTAAAGTTCGTTGTGTTTTCATTCTTCTTCTGATTCGATTTCAGCTTCTATTTCTCCTTTAGAGTTATAAATTTTTTCAAATGAAATAATACACCATTTATTACCTCCTATTTTGAAAGTGCCTCCTTGTTTAAGCATCTTTCTAAACAAATTTTCTTCTTTCTCAGACCAATTTTCTCCTATTTCAATTATTTGGTCTTTAGTTAATTTTTCTCCATTTAAAGAAACAGATATGCCATTCCGTATTGCTTGTTTTGTTATCATAATACTATTTCACCTCTTATAACTTTATTCATATGTGTGTTAGCGAATAAAGCTGATTCTTGAATAATTCGTTGTCCTGATAATGTAATTGATTCACTTAATATAACGTTACCATATCTAAATGAGCCCAAAGCGGTTGCCCCGTAAAGTGAGTTCAACAAGATTTTCATTGTATGTTGTAGTAAATTAAATTGAGCACCTTTTTCCTTATCGCCCGCTTTATAACTTTCCTTCATCTTATTCTTATATAAAACTCGTTCTTCAAACCATTTAGCAAGGATTGTTTTCAACACTGAATCCATATCCGTTCGATACATAACGCCGTTTGCAGAAATTGATAAATTCATATCTGAAATAAGAGTTAAAAGTCCCTCAATTTTAATTTTGGTTCTTTTTCTTTGGCTGTTTTCCAAAATCACCTCTTTTTCGGGATCCATTTTCTTCAGATCATTCAAACCATAACGGCAGTTAAATATTTCTTTACCTTCCACTACAACCTTCTCATTTGGTATAATTATACGCCCTACTAAAGTTTCTTTACCAATGTTTAAAGACATTATAATAGACGGGTACAACGAAGTTAAGTCTTCGTCAAACATATACTTATATAAACCTGCTTGCGGGCAAAACAAGTAACCTCCCGCATAATTCTGCTTGGTAATTGGGTTTATATCGCGGCTAGGTGGTATTATACCTTGAGACAATAGGTAAGCACTAATTGCGCCGTCGTGGATCATACTGTTTTTATAGACGTCACTATAATTGATCTTACCTTTGTGGGCTAGGTTTTTAGTCAACGAAATATATTGGAATTTTTCGTCTAATGCCTTTAAGATCTCAACGTCTCGAAAGTTGTATTGGATGAATTTGTAGATATCTTCTTCAAATAAACGATCAAGACTACCTTCGTATTCAATTTTTTCTAAACCAACGTATTTTTTACCTAATGCATCTAATTTAAATGAAGGCTCATCTCTAAAGCTAAACTTTTTATGTAGCTTCATATAATCTAAACTCTCGATACCGGCAATAACAAGGAATTGGTCTTTATTCCATTGGCTTTGGTCGTAAACAGTCTCAATGGGAGACAATAAACGGGCAATTTCTTCTCCAAATACGTTAGAGATGCGGTAGTAGAGGTAGGGTATGTCGAAATAATCGCTGTTATACCCAATGAGTATATCCGGATTAATTTCGCGCATTCTTATTATAAAAGCTTGAAGTAGCTTTTCTTCACTATCGAAAGGTACAATTTCTTTATTTTTATTTTTTGTATGATTTAATTGCCCCTTTTCATCTAAAATAAGAATTACCCACTTATCTTCTTGTTTGTACCACCAAGCAATTGAAGTAACAGGTTTGGGAGCACTACGGATGTAATCTTCCGTAAGTGCTCCTCCCATTTCAATCTCAATATCAAAAAATACTTCGCGGTGAGTAGTAGAAGGTTCGTCATTAGTTCCGTATTTTTCAACTAAAAACCTTTGGTAAGGTTTCATATCGTGAAAGTGAACTTTTTTGTCGTCCTTATCCCACTTAAAAGATTTTTTAAGAGATTCTTTTCTTAAACCTACAAATTCTTCTTCTTGCTCGTCACATTCAATATAGGCAGGATAGTACCATTCAAAATTTTGATACCCATTATCATCCCACAAATGTATTTTGTATTTGTTATTGCCTAACTTAGTGGCAAAACAAGATTTATAACTCATTACTTAAAGAATTGCGTCAAATCTGGTCGGAAATAGTTAATGTTTTTCATTACTTTTCGATCTCGGCTACGATATACAATATACTTGTTACCAACCTGTTCATAATGACAAGCTTCGCCTTGTTCTTGGGAGCGTAATTCAACAGTTTTTTGTGCCTCTCCTTCAGTTGAGCAAGCTTTGGATAGATTCGATGCCTGTACTTCCATATAAGCGGGCCAAATTTTATCCTTAAGGCCGTGAAGCATAGCGCCGTTCCCAAGGGATACGTAAGCAATGTCACACAACGCGTCCAAAACTTCAACGATGTCTCCTTTTTCGCAAGCTTGTTTATACTCTTCAAGTTCCTCAAGAACAAAGTTGTATACAAACTCCCATTCACCTCTATTTTCTGGAATCGTGGGTTCATAGTTGTTTGGTTTGTTCATTAAGGAGTTAAATTCTTCGACTTCACTTACGAATGGCACGTATCTGCCATCAAAGAGTTTTAAAATTTTATCAGCAGCGTATTCAGCCCATTCAACATCAGGGTATCTTGACATTTCATCTCGATCTCTAAATGAATGGAGAGTACCTAAACTATTTAAAAGGATAACTATTAATTCTTCTTTATACTGAGACATTACCATTATTAATTTTAAGTGAATCAAAGAATTCTTTACGTGCTTGATTATTGTTATCCATAAACACTCCAGAAGCTTTAGTAGTTACCATTGCTGCCCCTTGGTGTTTAATCCCACGGCAAGAAACACAATTGTGAGTTGCTACTACTGTTACAATAACACCAGCATTACCTTCAGTAACTTTATCTACTGCTTGATGAATAGCAGCTGTTAATTGTTCTTGAATAGCACCTCTACGAGCAAAGTGCTCTACAATTCGATTAAGCTTTGATAGACCTATAACGCGTCCATCTTGTCCAGCCACGTATCCAATATGGACGACCCCCCGAATAGTTTGGTGATGATGAGAACACATACTAGTAATAGGAATGTTCCGCTCAATAATAATACCATCATAACCATCAGAGGGAAAAGAAGTAATTTCTGTAAAATTTTCATAGCGGCCTTTCCAAAGGTCATAAACATATGCCTTAGCAACTCGCCGCGGGGTTTCCATTGAATTTGGGTCATTTCTCCAATCGCATTTTAGGGCATCAAGAAACTTACCGAATGCTTCGGCTGCTTCCTCTACCATTTCTTGTTTTTGTTCTTGGGTTAGTGGAAAATTTCCAGCTACACCATTTGCCATTCCAACCGGCACACACTCAATATTGTCGTGTTTTTTACGACGCTTGTTTTCAATATTATCCATTTAAAATAACTAATTTACCCGAATATAATAAAAAAAATTTACAAAGCAAAGATAGATTTAAGATTTCTTTGATAACCTCCTTGAGTATCTAAACCGTAACCTACAAGCCATTCATCATCACATTCAAAAGCATAATAAAAACTATGCACAAATGGCCAATCTCTTTTATATAAAGTAGGATCCCAACCATTTTCTTTTCTTTTGACTAAAGTTACAATGTTAACTGATTTAGGATTTTTAATGTGAAAAAAATCAGTTATGTATTTCATTGTATAACCTGTGTCAAAAATATCATCTACAATGTAAACGTGTTTTCCTTTTAATGAGGTTTCAACATCTTTTACAAATTGAACATCACCTCGTTCTTTATTAGTATATGATTTAACTCTAATAAAATCACATTCAACATCAACATCAATATTTTTTACTAAGTCAGCAAAAAACATAAATGCTCCATTTAAAACCCCAACCATTACAATAGGTGTTTTATCACCTCGGTGTTCATCACTAATTTTTTTAGCTAAAATTTTGGTTTTGATGCCTATATCGTGAGAAGAATATAATTCAACCATTATTCTCGTCCATTATTCAATAGTTTGTAAAGTTTTGCTCTATAATTATTTTTCTCTGAAAGATATGCAATGTATTTACCTGTCAAGCTGCCTGTAACATACACCAATATAACCTTGAGATCTCCCGCTAGTAGTAGTTCAATTGATAGGTAAGTACTCATTATTGTAAGTAAACTTAAAGCTGTGCTTGATATTAGAATACCTTTAAGTTGGTTTTCATAGGCGTATTTTATTTCATAAACCTTAGCTACATTGAATATAGCTTGGAAGATGAAAATAAGTAAATAATTCATTATTCTTGATCTAATAATTCGTAATGTTCACCAGTGTTTCCATTCTGACCAATAATATCCATTCGCTTATTTGTTTCTTCCTCATCCCAATCTAAATCACGTTGGTGGTTAGCACAGAAGCGAGTTGCGGTTTGAGTTCTGTCTGAGTTATTTTTAAAGCTAGCTAGGTTAATAAAATCTCGCTTACCTTCAACAGCATTATGAACGACAACAGAAATTATTCTTCCTGTAGTATCATCAATAATCACATAACCTTTATTATCCTCTATTTTTAGCTTCATAATCAGCACATTTAGAACACATCAACACATAGTGTGGAATTCCAAAATTATTTCTATATACTCTTTTTGCTTTTTTGTAAGTTATGACCGCTAAGCATTTATGGCAAGCTAATTTTTCAATTTTTTCACCCATTTATTTAAGCATTTCTTTAGCCCCAATAGGTGCTACCTCCCATAAATTGATAGCAATAGCATTTCTAACACCTGATGTTACTTCTTGGACTGCGTGAAGCTTACCTGCATCGAAAATAATTAATCTATTAAATTTAGGTTTAATTAATTCATAAGGTAAATTCCAGGCATCACCTCCGTAGGTATCCCAAATTTGAAGATAACCTCCTGTAGAATAGTCTATTTGAGGGTCTGGATAAAATACTGTGCCAATTTTTGGAGATCTAATTTCTCCAGTTTGTTGCCAATAATCTTCATCTTTATCAAAATGATGCTTAAGATGATGTTTGAAACCAAAATTTTCAGTAACTTTACCATCACCAGGTTGATATGAGCCGACCCAGTGTTCAAAACCTTGAATTTCAAAACTTTCTTGTAAGGGACAATTTTCACCCCAAATGTAAGATATTAATTCATGTCTTACGGATGAGATAGGTTCGTTCCACCAACCACCCCACCAATGATAACCCTCAGTCCAAAATTTGGCATCAAGAGCGATTTTGGTTAACAATCTTTGGTCTTTAATAAAATCGTCTATAATGATCATAATTCTGTTATAATATCGTAATTAAATAGTTTGAAATCTTTTTCATAAAAATGATTAATGTAATCTAATTCTTCTTGAGTAAGAGTCTTAATTTCTTCTTGCCAAGGAATTCTTTCTTCAGTTTTATTAGATTTAGGAAGGGTTGTTTTTATTTTAAAAAAAGAATTTTTATTATAATTTGTAGCAAAATTACTCCACTCTTTTTCTAAATTTTCATATCTTAAAACATTCTCAATTAAAATTTTATTACCAAAAGAAACAAATCTATATTGAGGGATAAATACTTCATTAACGTTATAAACTCCTATAACTTCTTGGTAAATAATGTCTTTAGTTGATTTATTAAAGTTTTTAGAATCATCTCTTTTTATCTGTTCACAAGCTGAAAAAAATCTATCATAAGGATTTCTTACTATACAAAATGCTATATAAGATTCCATTAGATCAGAATCATTATTTTGGAAATCTTGTAAAATAGTAAAATGATCGTGACTTTGATCTGTTCTATTACTTAAAATATCAAAAATTGAACTTGAAGCATTTTTTGGAATACCTGTACAGATTATCCTATATTTATGAAATACCATATAAAATTAAACCTCTCTTTTAGTATCAAAGGCAATGATGTGTTCACGTCCAGTGAAGTTATAACAATTTTGAGTGCACCACTCAATAACCATTGGATAAACTCTAATTAGCTCATCTCTGTTATCACCAGGAGGCATAATCCAAATTTTCTCTTTTGGAACATTAAGTTCGTCCATAAATATGCGGATTTCTTCCCAAGTTTCTGGCATTTCAATTGGGTTAACAACCACCTTCATATGGTAGTCAGAGTGATAAGCCATTGACTTTGTAATAGCGTCTTTGTTTAGACGTAGGTTATTATGTTTGTCAATGAACTTTTGGTCTACAATACTCCCAAGAGGTGTAGTACCCCCAAGTACAGGGACGCTGTTACTAAATTTAGGGCTGAAAGATATAAGCCCAATAGGATAATCTGTTTCAAGGAAAGCAGACCCTTCTGTTTCGATCGTGATGATGATTTGCCTTTCATTTGCAAAGTGAGTTAGTTCGTTTACGAGTTTTGGATGCATAGTTGGAGAACCTCCAGTTAACATCATTTCCTTAATTTCAGGATGTTGATCGTAAATGTTAATAATATCCTGAAAAGTGTATTTACCTTTCTCAGGGTGAATGCTTGTGTACCAAGAGTCGCACCATCCGCCTTCACCAAAGTAGCAGCGGTGGGTACAACCAGTTGTACGAACTGCAACAGTGGGACGACCTGCTCGGCTACCCTCTGATTGCACACAAGTGTATAATTCTACAATTGGTAGAATTTTATTGTAGTCTTCTATTCTTCCTAGTGACATTATTCTCCAATATAAATTGATGAGTTACGCTTTGCTTCCCAACACTCTACTTTTACAACTTTAACACGACCACCACCTGTTTTAGATAACACATCATTGAATTTGTCGTAAACTAGTTTAGCACAAGATTCTGCTCCCATTTTATCCATTACTCGTAGATGTAGAATACCAAGTTCTTCCATCCATTTGAATGATTCAAGTTGGGGGTCGTCTTTTTCGATTAGTGTGGTGTGGTCCCACATATAATCCATCCAATCTTTCAGACCATTACCTGGGGTGGGTTCAGCATCAGTTGATTTAAAACCACCATAATCTTGAATCCAGTTCATTTCATCAAGTTGGTTTTCCTCTAGTGGTTCGATTGATTCGAACCATACTTTAAATTCTAGAGCGTAGCCGTGAAGCAATTCACAATGTGAGTGAGCTGCCTTCCATTGACGAAGTGCTACTGAATAGTTATCAAAAAGTTTAGTTGATTGATATCTTCCCATTACTGATTGTAAAATCTAATTACATCATTTATAGAACAAGCACCTACAAAACGGGCTTTTTCTTGCCCATTTTCAACTAAAATAACTGTTGGGACACTTTTAATACCATAAACAGTTGATGCCTCTGGTTCGTAATCAACATTAACTTTTTTAACATTAACACCCGCAGCAATGGCTTGATCCATAATAGGACCAAAAGTTTGACAGGGTTGACACCAAGGTGCACTAAAATACCATAATTGTTTCATATTACTATTTATTATTTATTATAATTGGCTAAAATTTGTTCTACGTGAGTTTTTGCAACTTCCCAAGTAACAGGTCCATTTTCATCAGCATAACTTACAGGATCAGGACGACCTAACTTAATAAAAGCTTCAATACGCTCTACTGATGAAGCTGATTTAAAATCACTAAACCATTCATATTGATGTGCTGGGAATCCTCTTTTGGTGAAGTGTTCTTCAACTAAGTGTTGGATAGGTTTATATGAAGTATTAGTTCGAGAATAAACTTCATTAAATTCTAAACCTAATTCATCACAAAGCACTTCACCATCTTGTAAAATTCCAAACTTATCAGTATGAAGATATGGAGTCCAATGATTTACTAATTCAGCGTCCCAATTACCCGCAACAAATGCTTCATAATCAGCATCGCGCCATTCTTGACGACAATCTGGATAGATAGCGTGATCACCAGCGTGAATACCTAAAGCAATATCGGTTCTTTCATTATAAGTTGTAGCTACTGAAAGTGCAACGGCTTGAGTAATTGAACTAAAGATTTTGTTTCGGTTAGGTACGACTGTTGCTTTCATATTATCCTGCTCATAGTGTCCTTCAGGAACATCTTCACCCCCATTGACTAGAGCTGAATTGAGCAAATCAACTAAACCATCAAGTTTAATAACTCGGTATTTAATTTTATAATCTTTTGACCATAAGTAATCAACAAGTTGTTGAGCTCTTTCTAATTCAACACTATGTTTTTGCCCATAATTAAAGCTGAGAGCAGTAACATTACCATTATATTCTTTAAGGGCTCTTAAAAGTAAAGTACTACTATCCATACCACCTGAGAGTGATACTACTACGTGTTTTCCTTGGTTAAAATCTAATTCTAATTGCATTTATTATATATTTAATATGCCAGGTATTATAAGCGTATAGGCAAACGCTATTAAAGTTCTAAACCATCAAATGCTTCTTCTACATCATTCCACCAATCTTCATTATCCATATCAACATTAACATCAGTTTCAGCTGTGTGGTAACCGGTTGAATTAACTTCAAAGATACCAATTGGTGAAAAGTTCTCATCCCAATAGCGACCTTTAAGGTAAGCACCTGGGTCATTCTCAGCAACCTGAGAGTAAATATTTTTTAAAAGGGTATCAGGAGGGTACCAGGCTGATTCAAATGAAATAAAATAGCAATGGTCATCTTCACGATACCAGTCATACTTTAAAAGCCATTTAGAACCGATTTTATCAATCATACTTTCGGCTTGAAGATTACCAAATTGACCAATATAATCCTCTACTGTAAATGTTTTTACCATTTTCTCAAACCAGTCAATGGTAGACATATTAGAATGGATATAAACCTCTGTTCTACAAATGTTTGCCATTATAAATCATTTATTTCTCTAAATCTTATTAAATTTTCTGATAGTAGTTCATAATCTACCTGGCTTCCTAACATAAAGAAATAATCATTTATATTTGCTTTAGGTTTTTCAAATAGACCTGCTTTACTATATTTTATACCCTCTAATGATGCCATTACCGGGTTAGAAGTATCGATTGATTCAATAAAATTAAAATCTCGATACCAACCAAATTCTTGAGGCACAGCACAACCTAGTAAGTGCACACGATCATTGTCGTGGATGACTTTAGTTTTGTATAATGCTGAGATTACTGAGAGTCTGCCGAGCGCTTTACCCAAATCGCGATTAGGGTGAGGCACAACATCATTATAATAAGACGCTCCATATGAAAATGCTATTTTTTGATAACCTAAATCTCTATATGTTTGATAACAAGTAGATGCTTCGTGAATAGTTTTAGCTTGAACTACTGCTACTTTAGTAACACCTTTGGGTAAATCAATTTGACTCCAAGAACGAGCATTTACTACTGATTTGTCTCGGTTTTCCCATACATCAGGAACAATAAATTCATTAGGTTTTAATTCTGAGACCCAATGGAGTAGTCTTTTACTATCGTAGGCTTCACCCAATTCGTGAAGTGAATTGTCCATAATAATATATCTACCTCTCTCTTTAGATTCTAAGAAATATTCAAGATATTCAGTCTCTTCATCTAATAAGTGCGGTAAACAATAGTCGTAATCATTAAAATTACGACTATCATTAAGTAAACATAATGGTGTTTCGTGACTAACTTTTATAGGCATTAATTTAAAAACTTTGTTATTCTAAAATGAGGATCATTCCTATATTGTAACCAAAAATAAACATTTCTACCATCAGTGCTTTTTAAAGAAACTAAAGGGGCAGGATAATTTTCAGGTTCAAGAACAACCTTAAATATTTCCCAAACTTTTCCGTGAGTGCAGACTCTAGAAACTCCTTGTTCTGAGAGACTTTTTACACGAACTTTATTCCCTTTAACTAACTTTTTCTTGCTCACTAATTTTTTGAAGTTCGTTTTCGATTTCTACTTTTTTACTCTTTAACTCATTATAATATTCAACAACATTTACCTGCTTGGGATTTTCAGGGTGAAACCTAAAAACTTCATCCATAATTGTTGCAACGCTCATCAAATCATCAATTAATTGAATTTCTTTTTTGGTCATTTTCTATGTTTTTAGGTTTTTATTTCAATAAATATAATATCGAATATAAATTTTGGCAACCTAAATAATTAAAGATTTGAAATTTTATTTAATTTCCAATAAAGTTCAGTTAATTCAGGATCTAACATTTCGTTGATAGGTTCATCATTAATTGTAAGAATTTTTAAATGTTCAGCATCACTAACCACAATTTCAATCCCACCAAATTCATTTACAATAGGATTTTCTTCAAAAATAATGTAATCATTTACTGTTAATTGAATTTTATTTACTGAGTTGAGGATATTAAAAATGTAGATGATTTGGCAGTCTTTTTGGTTGTCATAACCTATAAAACAATTTAAAAAATATTTTCTACAATTAGTAAATTCTTCAGGCACATCCCCGTGTTTTCTTACACCAGTTGAAGTTAAAGTTGCAGGAAGGTTAGGTTTTTCAGGCATTAAATAATAATTCAATTCGCTTACTCTAAAACATTCTTCCATAAAATCTTCGGAAATAAAACTATCTCTTCGAGAAATTAAATCTTTATAAAAAGTTTTAGTAATTGTCCCTTTTAATCTATTATAAGATTCTCTTACTTTAAATCCTACAGATGTTCCACTAATTCCTTTAGCGGGGCCATATTGTGTTGGGTAAAATGGATGACAAACCGCATCGTGTTTAGTTAATTGTTCTAAGCATAAATCCCTGAAGTCACCGAAATGGGTTAAGTCAACATCATATACTAACCAATAAGCAATATCATATTCTAGATTATTAGCAAACCCTAAAGTTTTTGTTATTTGTTCTAATGCTGCAAATCCATAATCTTGAAACCAATTACTTAATCTTTTACCAGAATGTAAAAGCCAATGTTCTAAGTTTCTATCTTCTAGAACTGGGTTAGATTTGTCAAAAATCCAATAGTCACACAATTTTTGGGTAGACTCAGGAATTGGGTACCTACCAAAAACCATAACATCTAAACCATATGATTTAGCGTCTTTAATACTTTTTTCTAAAGTGGCTAATTTTTCTTTAGTATTACAATAAGAGCCAAATATAACTATTTCTTTCACTATTCGTAGAAGTAATATACTTTTTGGTGAGAATCAACATAAACCCCAAGTTTAAAACGTCCTTCAATAGTACTAGCAATGATTAAAACTGGGGCATTGATTCGTTCGTTAAAAGCATTCATTAATATCATTTTGATTCCTTCTCGTTCTTCAATTGAAATTGAATTAACTCGATATGTTATAGCTCCTGAGGTGATAAAACCTGTATTAGTTGATTCATCTAATACTATATCCCAAATTGCATTTTGAGGTTGAAAATCTTTATTATCAAAAAATAAGGTTTGTTGATCTATAGTACTCCAAACCATATTTGAGGTTGAAGCATAATTAGTGACTTTATGCCACTTTTGTAATTGTCCAAATGAACAAAATGTTAGTAATAACGCAACTAAAGTTAAAAATCTTTTCATAACTAATATTTTATTGTTAAATCTTCATCGCCTCTATTAAATTTAGCTTTAATTTTTTGAGCTCTTCTATTAATAGCTTGCATATTTTGTCTTGCTTCTTGAATTTCTCCTAATCTGACTAATTCTTCAAGGGCTTGTTTTGATATTTCTTTTTGGTCTGGCTCGGAGATTGGTTCTTCCTCCCATTCTTCATCTTCAAGTCCATCCTGAAGGGTATTATCCCAATCCTTTAATTCTTCTTCAGAATATACATCGGTGCCCTCATTATCTTCTATTTCTTCTTCTTGAAAGAAATAATTGTTTTCTTGTTTTTTATTTTTAAATAACCAACTAAATAACTTCATATTATTTTTTGTTTTAATTTCTTCAAAAGCAAAATTTGCAGCAATTACTAAAGAAATAGCTAAAGGATCAAATACAAATATAATTGTCAACAATAAAATATTAACAATTTGATCCATAGGAATTCCTGTTAACCCTGATAAATATTTAAGAGGGCCAAGTTCTCCCGCAAGATCATTATTTGTTTTGATATCTACAAGCTCAGTTTCAAATTCAAATACTTGAGTATTGAGTTCATCTACTTTATTGTTGAGGGTGGTTTGTCGTTCAATAGCTTGATCTAACTGCTTTTCTAATGCTTTACGCGTAGCAGATGAAGTTGTTGTAATTAGCTGCCCCTGTGCATTAGTATACGTTATTACGTTGTTAGATAAACCTTTTCGCAAATCAGCGATAGCTTTATCGCTATTTTCTTTTTCTGCGTTATAAACATTTAGTTGTTTTTGAGCATTATCTCTTTTAGTTTCAACTAAAGCTATTTGTGCATCAAGATTACCAGCTTTATTAGCTGTTTCTTGATAAGCTGCAGATAAAAATCCGTAAATACCCATACTCGTAATTAATACTAAGACAAATGCTGCCGTAGTAAGGTAAATTTTAAGTAAACGAGGTAAAGTTTTACGATATTGATAGAGTAGGGAAGCAATAACTAATTTGGCAACTTCTAATGAACCGGCCATAATAATTACTGCTAAAGAAGCCCCAGCAAAGAGTTTGCTAAGGCCGCTAACTGAATAGAAAGCGGCCGAAGCAGACACTGACAGGGCGGAGAGTGCGATTAAAAAGGGAAAGACCCTTTCTTTTATATACTGGATCATAGGCAATAATATAATTACCTACTTTTGAATATCCAAGTTATTTTTTAATCTTAAGATATTCAGTGAGTAGGGTCCCTATTACTCCTACTTTTTGACGAACGTAAATCCATTCATCTTTAGTAAGTGTATGCTCAGTATCATATGCAATAGCCATAACTCCAATTAAATGATTATCTAAACTATATAAACCAACCATATAGAATGATTTAGTATTATATTGTGATGAAACTCCTTTTAAATCATAAGTTTCAGTACTCTCATTATAATTTGGAACAGCAAGTTCTCCTTCTTTATAAATTGTAGCTAATGCTTTTGGAAATGCTGAGCAAGGAACATTTTGAAAATCGTGTTGTAAAGATAAACCTTTTGCTGAGGTTTTTTCGTAAAAAATAGAAAATTTTTGAATTGATTTGCCTGTAGGATAGAAATGACCTCCATTATGGAATTGGGCTACCCATACTCTATCACAATTGAGGTAATTTAAAATAGTGTCAAGTTGTTGATCTACTATTTCATTTAATTCTATTGATTCTTGAATAGGAGATTTCAATGGTTTAGTTTTAAAATAATTTCTAGCCCATTCTACTGCAATTGGCCCTAAAACTGCCGTTATAAGGGCAACCAAAATAGTTGTAAACATCATTAATGGTTCCATTTTTACAAGCTCGTTAACATATCCATCAACTCTTGTTGAGGGAACATATCAACTTTATCTTTTCTAGTATTTGTGTGAGTCCAAAGACCTTTTACTTTTCCGTAATAAGCATCTTCGTTAAATTCGAAGGCATCAGCCCCTTTTTCTTTAATTAAAGCAGGTAAACCAGCTCTTACATCAATACCATCACGTTCTGCAATCCATAAAATCCAATCTTTAAGAACTTGAATTTGTTTATCTGAATATCGATGCCAAGTAGTATGACCACGGAATGGTTTGGTTAACTCTACAATTTGTGAATCTGCTACTATTGCTCCTGCGTAAGTTTTTCCTTCTTTAACATAACCAAAATTGCAAACTTCAATACCTATTGAATTTTTATGCATTATTTGAGAACCATTTTTACCTAAGTGGTAACCCCAGTTTCCTTTAGGGAATGCTTGAACTAATACACCATCGTATTGATCATCATTTCCTTTAACTGAAGGACCTCCTAGAACAAACTCAGTTGCTATTGGACCTATTTTATCAGCATCCCAAGCTTTAATTGTGTTAAAAGGATTATACCACCCTGCTGTATGATGTAAAAAGACCCATTCAGGTTTGATAGGGCCTTTTAGATATTCACCAACGGGCATAAAATATTCAATTATTTCAAGGTCTGTTGATGTAGTATAAAGTTTTTTAGTGTAAACTCCCGAAGCATTTTCGTGAAGTTGGTCCTTACCAAATAAGTCTGTTTCTAATAAATCCATTTTAGCTAAAGTACTAGGACCTACTATACCATCAGCTTTTAAGCCATTAGCAGCTTGCCATTTTTTAATAGCAGCTTCAGTCCCAGGACCAAAATGACCATCGGCTTTAACTTCTATAATTTTTTGAATGGCTTTTACTAAAGCTCCTTTGGCACCAACTTTAAGTATCATATTGATTACTGTTTTTTTCCCATTATTTTATCAAGAGAAGTTCCAAATAAAGCACCAATAGTGATAAATTCAACGGCTTCTACTAATTCAGGTGAAGGAGCAATATTAGAATCATAAAAACTATTAACAATCATTGTTATAGTTAATGATAAAAATCCTAAAAATCCAATTACTCTTTTAGAAGAAATAATACCTTCAGCTTCAGAAAGCATTGATTTAAAAAAAGACAAAATATTTTTCATAAGATTTACATTTGTTATAAATACAAAAAAAAGAGGTGCTAATGCACCCCTTTTTACAAAAATTATAAAACTTTTACCCGTCACAAGATATGCAATCTACTGTGCGAGATCCAAGATCTCCTTTAATTACTGAATCAGTACGTAAATAGTATAACGTCTTAATACCAAGTTTCCAAGCTTCTATATGTACTTGATTGATCCATCTTGGTGAGTCTGTTGGGTCAAAACTCAAATTCAACGATTGAGTTTGGTCAAGATATTTTTGACGAACTGCGGCTTGTTGAACAAGTGCTAACTGATTAATTTCAGGGAATGTTAAGAATACTTCTTTTTCTTCTTCATTTAACACATCATTAGATAAATTTTGAACCGAACCATTATCTGCTAAGATTTGGTCCCATACTTTATTACTGTTTTTATTTTTAGCTTGTAGTACAGCCTCTAATTCAGGGTTTTTAACAATAAAAGTACCTTTAGCACCATTAAATACGTAAACGTTTGCTGGTTGGGGTTCAATACCTGCTGAACAGCTGTTGATACGTGAGTTAGATACTGTAGGAGCAATTGCTAATAAGTGTGTATTACGCATACCAGTGCCTTTACACCAAAGTGGTTCACCATATTCAACTGCTAACTTACGTGAAGCAGCTTCTGCTTGTGTTTGGATTTGACTAAAAATAGTGTGAGTCCAAGCTGTTGAAGCAATTGAGTTAAATGGTAAGTTTTTCTGTTGTAAGAAAGTATGCCAACCCATTACACCTAAACCTAAAGCACGACCTTTTTTAGCGTGGCGATGTGAACGGATCATTGAATCCTTACCATTTGTTTTCTGGATGAATTCTTCCATTACTCCATCTAAAAAATAAACTGCGGTTTCAACTACATCTGTGTTTTTCCATTCGTCGTACTTAGCTAAGTTAAGTGAAGACAAACAACAGATAAATGAGTGTTCCTCATCTGTATGAAGTGTGATTTCAGTACAAATGTTAGTCATAGAAACATTCAAATTGTTCATACGGTAACCTAGTGGATTATCCTTATTTACATTATCACTAAACATAATGTAGGGTTCGCCTGTTTCCACACGAGACTTAAGAATTTCCAACCAAAGTGACATTGCCTCACTATCGCGGTCTTGTAGGCGATTCATAAACTTATCGTCAACAACTACACACTGGTGTAGATTTAGACATTGACGGTTAGGATCTC